ATGAAGACATGGTGACAGTTATTGTTAACGAGCTTGATGTTTTATTCTGAATTTTTGTAATACAAAGTTGTATTTTTCATCATTTTTTTACATGAATCAATCATTTTGGTAGGGTATTGATCATACTTGGATATTTCCATTGGCCAATCGCATGCTGCCAATCTTCTTGAGCCAAGTATTTTTGCGTTATTATAGAAAGAAAAAGCCTTGTCATATTGTTTAATTGCGTAAAATATATCTGCCAGCATACACCAAAATTCAGCCATTGTAGGCTTTTTTATAATACAGTTTACTATGTGATTCAAAGAATTTTTATAGTCTTTTTTCATGTAACACAGAACCATTGACATATAGTAATGAGTCATATAGTATGATATTGTTGGTTTTTTTTGTTGGTGTAAATATAAATCAGCATAATTTATAAATGAGTCCCAATTTTTATCTAGCAATTCATTGCAAGCCATATAATAGACAGGGTCTGGCAACAAAGGTTGTCTTTCATGCCATTTTTTAGTCAATTCTTTAATGTAAGAATAGTTTTGATTATTTGCAGAAGATAAGAAAACATTTATAAAATTCGATTCATTTTCGATGGTTTCATACACAGGGTTAGTAAATTTGAGTCCAATTGATTTGTGCCACAATCTGGTTTGTCTTGTTATTATATCACCCTGCATAACACCAAAGTTATAAGAATAAGCAGGGCCAGCAACAGCATTTTTTATAATTTCTAATCCAGAAAGAAAACTTTCATATGGTTCTAATTGTAGAATCCAATCTGTTTTTGTCTGGGAAATTAATTCATTTCGAGCTTTTGCAAAATCTTCGCATCCTGCCAATTTAATTATTTTTGCGCCTTTTTGAGCCAATATATCAATTGTTTTGTCTGACGAACCTAAATCGCCAACCAATAAATTGAATTTAATTTCTTTGGTTGAATCAAGAAAATTCTGAATTGTTTCTTGATTGTTCCTCACTAACATGTTCACCGTCAGAGGACTGTTCATTATTTTTTCCAAATTTGTTCTCTAATAAAAAACCTATGGCTAACGCTTCGTCATTCAAGTTCTTTTTTTGATAGTACGATTGAAGTTCCCTATAAAATTTGGGAGCATCTGGTTTGTCCAACATGGAAGCAAAAATTTGTGATATTTCCATAAAATATTATAAGCACTATAAAGGAGATAAATGGCGACAGAATATTTGAATAACAAGACATTTGAATCGCTTATCGTCCATTTCCAAAAAACAAAAAAGGAAAGAGTTAAATATCAACTTTTCATGGATGATATTATAGAAACGCAAAACAGAGTTGGTAAAAAAGATAAATATAAAAAACCTGAATCTTGGTTATTGACCGAAAAAGAATTTAAGATTATTTCATCCGAATTTCAAGAATCACAGGACCAACTAGCAATAGCTTTTTATACATTATCTGAAAATATAGTCAGATATGCCAAGTTTAATCTTATAGATCAAGATGATGCCGTGCAGGAAGGAGTCATGATCTGTTTTGAAAAGATTGATCGTTTTGATCCAGAAAAAGGCAAAGCTTTTAATTATATGACAACATGTATTCTAAATCATTTCCGTCAACTTTACAGGACTGCAAGAAACTACAATGAACTAAAAAGAAAATATCTTGACTTCATACAAATTCAACTTGATCAAAAATTACCACCCATTAAAACAAAAAATTTGTATAAAAGACACAATATCGTTAGTGATCCTTGATATTCGTCATCAATTTTTATAAAATATTTTGTCTCTTATTTTTTTGAAAAAGCAGGTTATATGATAAATCAAGGTAAAAGTCTATTTGATCAGATAGAAAATCAAGAATTGATACAAAAACTGATTGACTCTGGTTATGGAAAAATAGTTGATGCATTCCTTCTACATGATGCAAAGGTATACACCAAGAAAGGTCGTCTCAATAAAAGTGGTGCATGTAGGGTTCTAAAGTGCAAACCCAAAGAACTTGAAGATTCTCTGAAGGCGTGTCAAGAAATATTGAAATCAGAACTTAAAGTTGAAATTTTAGAAGAAGATTAAACCAATGAGACGGCCCTGTCATATCTTAATGTGACATCAACAGTTACAACCTCGCTTGTTCCCATGTCTAGATCACCAAAATTGATGTCTTGTGGCCAAGCGGCCACAAGAAGCCAAGACTCTAATGTTTCTCCAGTACCATCATACAATTCTAAATAAGCATCTTTTTTGAAACCATCTGCTGATGCATTCCACTGCTCTGTGCCCGTGTCATAAATTTGATTAATCCAACCAAGAACTGGGTTGCTATTCTTTTTAAGGTCATAAAGAGTCAATGTAATCGGCTTCCACTCGGGTTTGCCGGGATAATAAATAGTCTCATTCAAATGCTCCATTGAAAGCTCTTTGAAGGAAACAGATGGCCTAGAAGCCTTTTGAGGAGGCAAAGCATTAATTCCTTGTGCGCTTATGTTATCGATTTTAAGCAGCCATCTATTTTTTCTTTTGAAACATCCATCAGCTTGCGATAAACCAAAATCGTCAAACCAACCCATTTGTTGAGCCATTAAAACCCCAATAAATAAAAAAGGCCTCGTACTTTATATACGAGGCCCAAAATCGAAATTTTAGTTTTATATTTAGGCGTTGTTGCAACCGATCTTGCTTGCAACTGGTATGTTGATTCCGCAAGATGGTGTGTATTTAGCTTCGCTAAATCTAAGAGTCAACTCAAGACTTGCTTCTTCGGAGCTACTATAGTCGAGGTCACCAAAGTTAACAGCGGTTGGCCACATGTTCTTTAATTCCCATGTTTCCATAGTCGCACCAGTACCATCGTACATACTCAATGTGCCAACAGCAGCCCAACCACCGTCTGCTCCGTCATTGCCTCTTCGTGATGTCTGCGAAAGGCTATTAGGGTCGGTGAAGTTGTAAACGGATGCAAGCCAGTTCCACAGAGTCTGCATACCACCAGCGCCAGCACCACCGATATCATAGTAGGTCACGGTGATAGATTCCCAACTACCTTTACCGGGAATCCACATCTTGCCGTGAAGATAGTTAATTTCAGTTTCCTCAATCGTGAGATTGGGGCGGCTTGCAACTTTCACGAATGCACTGGGAACAATTTGGTTGTTCCATTGAACATCAAATGTCCATCTGTACTTGCGCTTGAAAACAATCGCTGGCCCGCCGATTTTATCAAGGCCCATATTTCCACGAATTATAGCCATCTTATTCTCCTTGTAAAAATTATTTCAACTTAGAATGTTTCGGCTCCTGCTACGAAGCTGCCAGTTCTATGGATTGAAAACTCAATAAACATAAATTCAGCGGCACGGGTTGGTTGAACACCAATTCTTGCACGGAATTCATTTCGGTCAACGACATCCGGCGTGTTCAATTCGGCATCGGCCTTAATGATATAAGCAGTTAGGCCACGACCAACTTGAACATTTTTCAAGATATTGTCGGCCAAAGACACGAACCTTGAGCGGAAAACTTCATCATTTGGATCAAACAGCAAAGCACGGCTTGCGGTGCGAATTGCCTTCTCGATGTAAAACATGAGACGACGAACATTCACTCGGTCCAGAGCAGTCGGCATACGCTGCAAAGTCTTCTGTCCGAAGACCACGAAACCATTCACATCAGCGAACTGAACGATTGGGTTCACGCAGTTGCGATTGCCGTACATAAGGTCACGCTCTTCCAAAGTTGGACGATTGTAGACATCGGTAATATTGGGGACAATACCACGGGTCAAACCGGCTGGGGCAAACCAAGGGGCGCTAAGAAAATCGCTACGAGCGATAACAGCCATGATGGAGCCACTAGGAGGACACCAAACATCAACCTTGTTGTAGGAGTCATAAATCTTAACCCATGGCCAGTAAAGTGCGCCAAAGTCGCTATCAAAGCGAACATTGTTAAGAGGATGTGCGCCGTTCTGCCACGATACAACTTCTTTCACAGTCAAGCCGAATGGTGCGTCGATAATTGCTAGGCAATCCTGACGATAATCACGGCAGAAAGCGAGAAGTTCCTGAACGACTGCTGTGCTTGAGTGACCGGGAACAGCGATAAGGTCGATGTTAACCTGTTCTGGTTCGCTCAAGGTATAGATGCCTGTGAAGCCAACAGGGCTTCCCATCAGGAGAACATCTTGTTGATCTGGGTCAGCGGGGATACCATCTGATCCACCTGTCAAGGTGTAGGTGCCATCTGCGGGAGCGGCTGCAATTGCAGTGTCGTCCAATACTCTGATATAATCGCTTACTAGAGCAAGATAGGTTTCAACATAGAAGCGGCTTGCATCATCCTTGGTAAGGCCTCCCCATGATTCAACTTGCACAGAATTGGTATAAATCTCAACTGTGAAA